TGGGCACCAACGGTGGCCCTATCACCGTCAACGCTCTGGTTGACCTTGAGGAGCAGGTGCTGATCGACAACGGCGCGGTCAACCGCGACGCAATCGGTTATGTGACCAACGCCAAGGTGCTGGCCGAGCTGAAGAAGCTTCGCGCTGGTGGTTCCACCACTACCGACGGCGCCTATCTGGTGAACGATCAGCTGAACGCCATTGGCCGCGGCGGCACTCCCGCTTCGGTGAACGGCTACCCGCTGTATGTCACCAACCAAGTCCCCAGCAACCTGACCAAGGGCACAAGCAGCGGCGTTTGTTCCGCTGTGCTGATGGGTGATTTCTCCCAGGCCATGGTTGGCTTCTGGGGCAACGGCATCGAGATCGTCGTGGGTGAAGACTCCGACGATTTCAGCAAGGCTCTGACCAGCGTTCGCGCGATCGTCACCTATGACGTCGCCGTTCGCCACGCCGAGTCCTTCGCCGCCGTTCTGGACGTGACCACCTGATAAAGGAGGCGGGGCCGGGCAACCGGCCCCCTTTTTCTTATGCGCGTTTTGATTGTTCGTACCTGCTGCGCCCAGCAGCAACACCTTGAAGAGGGCAAGGTCTATGACCTTGATACCAAGGTTGCCGGCCAACTGCTTCGGATGGGTCGCGCTGTAGACGCACCCGCTGAGCAACCCAAACCAAAGGCAGCACCCCGCAAGCCCAAAACCAATGGCGCTGACTGATCTGCCCGACAGCTATTTGGCTGATTTTGGCGTTGATTGTGTCGCCGGCAGCGTGACTGGCAAAGGCATTCTTGATATGCCTGGCCAAGTCATCGCTGGCGACATGGTGCTGAGCACTGACTACACATTGACCGCCAAGGCGGCTGATTTTGGCAGTTTGGTTCACGGTGACAGTATGACCGTCAACGGCAGCGCCTACACAGTTAGGGAAGCGCGCCTGATCGATGACGGATTGTTTGTTGAAATTGCACTGCAACTGTCATGAGCATTCAGGGCCTGCCTGCAAACCTCGATCACAACATCTATCACTTTGCGCAACTGACCGCCCTGGGTTCAACCGAGGCCATCGCCGTGCATGGTGCGCATCTGACTTTTGTTCACAAGGTCACCGGCAACGTCACGATTGAAGACCAAGGGTCATTGGATGGAACCAATTGGTTCAACCTTGACGTTGAAAAAGCGCACACACAGTCCGGCATTGATGGTCATTTTTATGCTGGCCGCGCTGTTCGTTATGTCCGCTCTACGGTGACCAGCATCAGCTCTGACGTTACCGTTGACATCAGTGTGATGTGCTTCTGATGACGACGCGCAGAGAGAACATACTTGCTCAAATTGCAACCGCATTAACAGGGACCACTGGGGTCAGCACGCGTATCTACCGCAGCCGGGTGGAACCACTAACGCGGGGCGAATCACCGGCGCTTGTTATTGAGCCGATTAGCGACAGCGCTGAGCAGAACATAAGCCTTCCCAAACTTGACTGGAATTTGACTGTTCGCGTCAGCGTAATTGTGCGCGGGGCTGTGCCCGATCAGCAAGCGGATGCAACTGTTGAAAGCTTGCACAGCAAAATGATGACCGATCTAACCCTGTCCGGATATGCATTCGACGTGCAGCCTGTTGGGGTTAGCTTTGATCTAGTCGAAGCCGACCAACCTGCCGGGGTCATTAGTTGCGATTACCTTGTGCGTTATCGCACGGCCCTTGCAGATCTCACCACTGGGTAGTAGCTACGATGATTGATGAAAACCAAGGTTTGGGAGGCAGTTACCTCCTGGATCAAAAAACCGGCAAGCGAAAGCTCGTCGAGCGGACACAGCCGGCCCCTCAACCCCAACCAGAGGTAGCCAACGATGGCATCAGTATTGACCCGCCGGCGCCTGATTTTGGCGAAGCTGGAGACAACGTACGGCACTGACAGCTCTCCGACTGGCGCCAGTAACGCAATTTTGGTGCGCAATCTTGACATCCAGCCACTGGTTGCCGACACGGTGAACCGTGACTTGGTGCGCCCTTATATGGGCCAAGCCGATCAGCTGTTGGCCCAGACCCGCGTCGAGGTTTCGTTTGAGGTTGAGCTGGCCGGCTCCGGCACTGCAGGCACTGCCCCGGCTTATGGCCCGCTGCTCCGCAGCTGCGGCCTTAGCGAAACCGTGGTGGCCAGCACCAGCGTCACCTATGCGCCAGTCTCTAGCAGCTTTGAAAGCAGCACGATTCACTACCACCAAGATGGCATTCGCCACACCCTGACAGGTTGCCGCGGCAGCTTTGAGCTGTCAGGCGAGGTTGGCGGCATTCCGGTGATTGCTTTCACCCTCACGGGCATCTATTCGGCTCCGACCGATCAGACCCTGCCCACCCCGACCTATGCCAATCAAGCGACTCCGCTGATCTTTAAGCAGGGCAACACCAGCAGCTTTTCAGCCTTCGGGTTTAGCGGCGTGATGCAGTCCTATAGCTTCAACGTCGCAAATGACGTGATTTATCGGGAGCTGGTTGGCGGCTCTAAGGAGATCCTGATCACCAACCGAGCCCCTAGCGGCAACGTTGTGGTTGAAGCGCCGACCATTGCCGACAAAGACTTTTTTGCTGTTGCTACTGGCAGCAGCACTGGGTCCATCACTTGGCAGCACGGCAGCACTGGCGGCAACATCGTCACGATGACCACCGCGCAGAGCGACCTTGGCAATTTGACCTATAGCGACAGCGATGGGATTCAGATGCTGACCATGCCGTTTATTGCGGTTCCGACCAGTTCAGGCAATGATGAGCTAAGTCTCGCCTACAGCTAAACCTTGGCGTTTGTATTAAAACGGTCTGGCTCTTATTCCTGGCCCGTCAATTTCGACGTTCCCGTCGATGGCGGCCGGCATGAGCGCCAGACTTTTGACTGCGAATTTAAGCATTTGTCTCAAACTCGCATCCAAGAGATCACCGACGGCATCGGCAATGATGATTTGAGCGCCTTAGAGGTGGCCTCTGAGGTGCTGGTGGGCTGGTCTGGCGTCACTGACGACGAGGGCAAAGAGGTGCCCTTTAGTCAGAAGAGCATGGCCGAGCTGCTTGAGGTGCCGATGCTGGCTGGCGCCATCGTGATGGCATATTTCGACAGCCTGAACGGAGCCAAGCGAAAAAACTAGCCGAGGCCGCAGAGCATTGGGCAACCGGCGGCGTCATTGATGAGGTCGCCGACGATGCCGCGGCCATGGGTATTGAGACCCCAGACTTGCCACCCCCACCCGAAGAAAACTTTCAGGTTTGGGAGAGCAACTGGGACATCGTGCAAATGTTCTTGCGGCTCCAGACGCAATGGCGCACAAGCACGGGTGGATTGACGGGTTTGGACTATACAGCGGCCGAATGGCTGTTTAAGCTGTATTCAGTAGAACAGCCGCGCGAGCTACTGGAGGGCCTGCAGGTCATGGAAGCGGCAGCGATGAGCAAGCTCAACAAAACCAGCTAGCCATGACTTTGAACCGCGACGCTGATTTCCGCTTAAAAGTCAACGTTGATGGCGCCAATCAGATCAGCGCGTTCAACCGCAATCTGAAAGGTTTAGAGACCACTGCGAAACTAAACAAGGCCCAGTTGGGCCAAATGAATATCCAGATCAACCGCATGGCGCGGGAAGCTGGAAACACTACGGCCGGGATACGGCAGCACATTGCTGCGCTGACAACTCTTCGGGACCGAGTTGATCTCAACAGCAACGCCTACAAGCGCCTGGGCCGTGAAATTGATCAGCTGCAAATCAAGCTGCGAAATGCAACGCGGGGATCAGATTCAAGCGGCGGAGTTGGTGGCGGCCTGTTTGGCCGGATTGACGCTATGCGCGGCCGGATTGCTGCTTTTGCGGCAGCAGCGGCGGGCGTTGGCATATTAACCAAGGCAATCACCGACGCTGGCGTTTCTTTTACGGAATCAGAGCGCCGGCTGCGCAGCTTGAGCCTGGGCTTTGACTCGTTTACCCAAGTTCAATTTGCGGCAACTGCTGCGGCTCAGAAATTCGGCTTGAGTCAGACCGAAGCAAATCAGCAGTTTGCTCAGATCTACGCACGTTTGCGTCCGATTGGTCTTTCGCTGTCTGAAATCAAAAGCGTTTTCAATGGCTTCAATACTGCAGCCAAGCTGAGTGGTACTACAGCGCAAGAGGCCAGCGCAGCGTTTCTGCAGTTGAGCCAAGGCTTGGGCACCGGGGTGCTGCGCGGTGAAGAACTGAATAGCGTTTTTGAGCAGACACCTGCCGTTGTTCAGGCCATCGCCAAGGAAATGGGCGTCGGCGTTGGTCAGATTCGAGACCTGGCCAAAGAGGGCAAGATCACCAGCGACATTGTGATCGCTGCTCTGAAATCCATTGAGCGTGATGGAGCTGATCGACTTGAGGAGGCATTAAAGGGGCCGGAACAGCAATTTAAAAACCTTCAGAATGCCGTTGAGGATTTGAAGATTGCCGCGGCTGATGTGGCCCTGCCTGCAATTATTGAAGGCGTCAAGATGTTGACCAACACGGTCAAATTCTTGAGCGATATTGTCAAGTCCACCGATTGGAACACGGTTTTTGCGCTGATTGGCCAGTCGGCCGGTGGCGTCCCGGCAATCGGTGATAGGCCAAGAGGTCAGCAGCAATCATTGGTCAGGCCAATGGGACCTGAGCTAACGCCTGAAATCATTGCTGGCGTTAGAGCAAGAGAGGAAGCTGCACGGCTAAGGCCAAGGCCAGATCGTGGCGGCGGCGACGCACAGAAGATCAAAGAAATCACCCAGTTCCAGCTGGATGCTGGCTTAAAGCTGCTTGCTGCTAAGCAGACCGGCAATGAGTTGCTCATAGCTGAAACACGCTATGCGGCCGCTCTTGCTGATTTGGACCAGCAGAAGATGGGCGTTCGGGCGCGTGAGCTGGCCGAGGCTGAGCTGGCTAACAATCTGCTGCTGACCCAGCTTGATTACGCGGAGCGCATTGGCCAAGCCATTGCCCAAGATTTTCTAAAGAGAGAAGAGCTGCAGGAAAATTACAACCGCACGGTTGAGGAATTGAAGCTAAAGGCTGGGATTATCACCGGCGAAGAGGCTAAGCAGCTTGAGATCAAGCATCAGGTTGAGGCGATTCTTAAACGGCTGCCGGGACTGACTGAAACCCAGATCGCCAAAATCAAAGAGCTGGTAACCGCAACCCAAGAACAGGGCAAGAATTTCAAAGAATCATTCCAAGACAAAATCGACGAATACAAAGAAAGTCTGGCCGACTTTGGCGGCCAAGCTGCTGACGCCGTGATCAATGCCTTTAAAGGCATGGAGGACGCGCTGACCGAGTTTGTCATGACTGGCAAGATGAACTTCCGGGATCTTGCCAACAGCATCATTCAGGACATCACCCGAATCGCTATTCGTCAGGCAATCATCAAGCCATTGGTTGGCGCACTGTTCCCTGACGTTGCAAGTGCTAAAGGCAACGTCTTCGCGCAGAACGGCATTGTTCCGTTTGCCAAGGGCGGGATTATTGACCGACCAATGGTGTTCCCGTTCGCTAAGGGCGGCATTGGGCTTGCCGGTGAGGCGGGGCCTGAGGCAATCATGCCGCTCAAACGTGGCCCTGGCGGTCGCCTTGGTGTTGAGGCAAGCGGCGGCGGAAGCGTCAAGGTTGATTCAATTAACATCAGTGTGCAAAACACTGGTGAGCAACTAAGCGCTGCAGCGCAAAAGCAGATCGCTACTCAGGTGCAAGGTATCGTGATGTCGGCCCTGGTCAATGAACAGCGCAGCGGAGGCGTTCTGCGATGACTGCCTACATCAACCTGAACAATATGAACGTGGCGCTTGAGACAAGCGTCCGCCGTGGTGTTAGGGCTCAGCGCGTTCAGTTTGGCGATGGTTACTCGCAAATTTTGACTGACGGCATCAATTCTCAAAGTGAGGTTTGGGAGTGTTCAACTGGTCCATTGGCTTTAGAAGATGCCTACGGTATTGAGTCTTATCTTTACCGCCAAGCCGGTCGGGCATTTCTTTGGACGCCGCCTGATGCGACAAAAACGTTTGACGCACAGTTTGAAGACGGCGAATTAGACCTGGGCTACAGAAACATTTCGACTCTTGCATTGGATGGCTACACACGGCCTACCAATTACACTGCCAACTTGGCGACTGGCCTCTTGACCTCAGTTGATATTGACGACTTGACTGACGTGCAAGTTACGCTGACCCTTAACTCAAGAAATTATATTCTCGAACAGGGCTGGCAGTTTAATTACATCAGCCCAGTCATTGCTCGGCTCTCATTTGCGTTAAGGCAGGTGTATGTATGACACAATCCCCGCCCGTTGCAGAGACATTTCAAACCCAGATGCCAGAGGCTATTGACCTCTTCACTCTGGACATCTCAACGCTTTTGCCTGCCGGTTCTACTGACCAGTCGATCTATCGCTTTTGCAACTGGTCGCAGACCAATGGTGACGACATCACCTATGACAGCAATACTTACACGGCCACTCCGTTACAGGCCAATGGGTTTGAGCTAAACACCAGCGGCAAGCTTGAGCGGCCTACTTTGGTTTTTGCCAACGTTGGTTTGGCAATTACGGCATTGACCAACACCTATAGCGATTTGGTCGGTGCGAGCGTCAGCCGGATTCGCACGCTTACTACCTATCTGGACGGCACCCCAGGCGCAGACCCCAACGCCTTTTGGGGCCCTGACGAGTGGGTTGTTGAGCAGAAAACAAACGAAACCAAACTCACTGTTACTTTTCAGCTTGCTGTTCCTTTTGATCTTGAGGGCCGCAGTTTGCCTGGCCGCCGCTTGCTTCGTGAGCAGTGCCAATGGATTTACAAGAGCGATATTGGCTGCCATTACGACGGCTCTGATTATTTCGACGCAAACGATGACTCAGTTACAGACGTTGCTGATGATGTTTGCGGAAAGCGTTTGACAAGCTGCCAGCTGCGCTTTGGCTCTACTTCGCGTCTGCCGTTTGGCGGATTTCCTGGCCTCGTCGATTCTCAAGGCTAATGCTGTCGCAATGGCAAAACCCGCTTACCGCTGAACAGCGGCTCGCAATGCGGACTTATGCAGAACGTGCATACCCGAAAGAGACATGCGGCTTTGTTTTGCTGGACGGATCGGTAGTGGAGTGCCAGAACACCAGCGACGAGCCCGACACGTTCGTTATCAGCGCTCAAGAGACCGCTGACTACCTTGACGATGCCAAGGCGTGCTGGCATAGCCATGCCAAATACAGCGGGTTTAGCCCAGCTGACGTCAAAGCTTGCAAGGCATTGAACCTGCCTTATGCAGTTTGGAACTGCGGCGGTAGCGAAGCCTTTTGGCTTGACCCGTCACAAGATGCAGGTCTGCTCGGTCGTCAGTGGAATTACGGCGTCTATGACTGCTATTCCGCTGTGCGGGACTGGTACAAGCAGCAGCTAGGTGTCGAGATGGGCGATTACCCCAGGCGCTACGAGGGCGAATGGTCAAAGCCTGGCTTCGTGTTCTTTGAGCAGAACTTTGCCGCTGAAGGCTTTGTCAAACTGCCCCCAGGTGCTGATCTACTTCGTGGTGACGTAATCCTCTTCAGAATCCGCAACCAACACGTTTGCAACCATGTTGCCGTTGTGGAAGATCCTGCAGCAAACAAGCTTTACCAACATTTGGTGGGCAGGTTGTCTGGCCTTACTTCCTATAGCGGCTATTTCCGCGACAATACCTATATGGTTGTGCGGAGGGCAGGCTGATGGTGACAATCCGTTTGCTTGGTGAAGCTGGGCGCCGGTTTGGCCGGCAATTCAAGCTTGCGGTCAAAACCCCGGCTGAAGCCGTCCGAGCGCTTTGCGTTCAGATTCCCGCATTGCGTCAATATCTGCTTGAGTCAGAAGAGAACGGCATTCGCTGGCGTGCAATTACTGAGCACCCAGATGGATTGACTGAAGAGCAGCTGCACTGGCCACTAAGCAAGCGCTTTGTCTTGGCCCCGATTCCTGTAGGCCGCGGCGGTGTTGGACGGATCATCGCTGGTGTTGCCTTAGTTGCGTTCTCAATCTTTGTGCCGGCCATTGGTGCAGCAGGTGCTCCGTGGTTGTTTGGCATGACTAATTTCACCGCGATTGGTCTACTTGGCGGTGCAATGATTTTGGGCGGGGTCGCTGACCTGCTCACACCAACGCCGAAGATGACAAATGTCACCGGCGGCATTGGAGGCGGTTTTTCAGGCAGTGGAGCCACTGGCGGACGCAGCCGCGAGGATCAGAGAAAGTCATTCACGTTTGACAAGTCCAATGCCAACACTCAGCAGGGCGAAGTGGTTCCAGTCCTCTACGGTGAGCGCATCATCGGATCGACAGCGATTCTGAGCTTCGGTCTGGAACTTCAGAACAGCCTGTAATGGAAGACTTTCAAGATCTGCCTGAAGTCAGCGGTGCTGGTGGCGGTGGCGGCGGCGGCCAACAAGTTGTTCAACAGACGGTTCAGCAGAACGTCACGATTGCGGCGCCTACAGCTAGGCAACCAACTGTTGCGGCAAACAACCTGTTTTCAGTCGCCTTTGCAAAAACCGTTTATGCACTGAGCGAGGGCGAAATTGAGGGCTTCCCTAACAGCATTACAAAGGACACGTTTCTAGATTCAACGCCAATCCAGAACGAAGACGATACCTACAACTTTCAGGGCTACACAATCGAGCACCGTACTGGGACCGACGAAACCCAGACGCCAATTGAAGGCTTTAGCACCACTGAAAACGTTGTTGGCGTAAATACCAACCTGACTGTCGCCGCTGGCGCCCTGACTCGCACCATCACCGACACGGATGTGGAGCGGTGCCGCATCATTATGACTTTCCCTGCGTTGCAGGCGCAAAACAGGGATAACGGCGATATTACTAGCACTAGCGTTCAATTCAGAATTGAGGTTTCTGCAAACGGAGGTGCCTACACAACAATTGATTCACCAACAGTTAGCGGCAAATCAAACAGTCAGTTTCAACGTGCCTACGAGTTTGATCTAGACGGCACTGGGCCTTGGACTATTCGCCTGACTCGTTTGACGGGTGATGACAGCAGCGGCTACGTCGCAAACCAAACGCGGTGGCAGTCACTGGTTGAGATTATCGACGAGAAATTTGCTTACCCCAACACTGCTCTGCTAGCGCTGAAGGTTGACGCTCGCCAATTCAACAGCATCCCGAACGTTTCAGTTCGCCTTCGAGGCAAGCGTGTTCAAGTTCCCAGCAACTACAACGCCGAAACTCGCACTTATACCGGGATCTGGGATGGTACGTTCCAAATGGCTTGGACGGACAACCCGGCTTGGATCTTCCGCGACATTGTCGTTAATGATCGCTTTGGCGTGGCGCGTTATGTGCCAAACATCTCAATAGACCCTTGGTATCTTTACACCGTCAGCCAGTATTGCGATGAATCAGTTCCCAATGGCAACGGTGGAACTGAGCCGCGTTTTACCTGCAACGTCTACTTGCAAAACGCGGGCAGCGTCTATGAGGTTCTGAATGGCTTGGCATCTTGCTTCCGCGGGCTGATCTATTACAGCCAAGGCCAGCTGTTCCTGACGCAAGATCGCGCACAACTTCCAGTTCAGCAGTTCAGCGAAGCAAACGTTATCCAAGAAGTTGACGAGTCCGGGCAAGTTACGTCGCCTTGTTTTACTTACACCGGCACGGCGCGCGGCGCCCGCAAGTCTGTTGTCCTGGCTAACTGGGATGATCCCAATCAGGCATATTCAAGCGTCACTGAGTACCAGCAAGATGACGCGCTGCTAGAAACCTTTGGCTACAACCCGATTGACCTGCGCCTGCTTGGCGTTACTTCACGCGGTCAAGCGCTGCGGGCAGCAAAGCACACGCTGTTTTCTAACCGCTACCTGACCGAAAAAGTCAGCTTCCGCATTGGTGCGGAGGGCCTAGCTGCTGGTGTTGGCGAGATCATTCAAATTGCGGATCCACTGAAGCAGGGTCAGCGTTTAGGCGGTCGCATTAAAGAGATCAGCGGCAACAACGTCAAACTTGACGCCGTTCTGAACTTAAACGACGCGATTGATTACACCCTGACGTTTGTGGTGCCTGACGGTGAAACGGTCACCAACCCTGACAACACCATCACCAAACGCCCAAAACTTAGCGTTCACAACCTAATCAGCGCTACTGAAGACGAAAGCGAAGCCGAATTCCGTTCGCTGGCTACTCAAGGCGGAATTGACGTTCTCGTCACTCAAGACGGTGACGAGATTGAATGCCAGCCGATTGTTGACAAGCTTGGGACGACCACTGCTGTTGTCGATGGCAACGTTGACAGCCAAGCTAACGCCTTGTGGGTCTTGGAGTGGTCTGATATGCAGGCCGCGCTCTACAAGATTGTGGCAATCACTGAGGTCGATCCGCTTGTCTTCCAAGTTGAGGCGGTTCAGTACAACGCGAGCAAGTTCGATTACGTCGATAACGACCTGCCGATTGCAATTCCAAAGGATCGTTTTACGCTTGAAGCAACTCAAGCCGTTGTCAGCCTTTCTGCGAAACTGGCTTACAACAATGGCCGCACCCAAATCAATGCCAACTGGCAAGCGCCTGAGCGCAATGGTGCAGACGACGTATTGATTCGCGGTTATCGGTACCAGTGGCGCCAAACCGGGGCAGCTCAATGGAATGAGGTGCAGGTCACCTCGGTTACTAATGCATCGATCAGCCTGCCGGATCACGTCTATGGCAACACTTACGAGTTCCGCGCAGCAACATTTGACCGCCTGAGCCGTCAAAGCGAGTTCACGGCAGTCACCGTTTCTGACTTTGACGCAATCCCAGATCTCAGTGCAGCTGAGTACAACGCCACCGTCACTCACGCCAACCAGCCTGATGGCACCCAGCTAATCATTGTTGACCCTGGAACGTGCCCGATCCTTCCTCGGATTACTGGTTTCAGGTGCTGGGCACGCCCTCGCAACCTCAAAGGCGGTGAGATCCCTGGCGTCAAAACTCCTGGGAATGATGGCTACTACTTCCTGGCTGACATCCCGCTCACGGGGTATTACACGATTGCGTTCCACGCGCCAGATACCTACGACATTCGGATCAGCTTCACCAGCGCGGTCTTCGGTGAAAAGCCGGACGACTACATCTATGACGTGGTGGAGCGTGCCGAGATTGCACCGCCAACGCCTAATAACTTCAGCGTCGTTGAAAGCGCAAACCGTGCAGGCAAGCGCTTCAGCTGGCAATTGCCGCTGAGTGAATACGGCAGCTGGGATCAGAAGGTCGTCAGCGACATTGTTGGATATGAGGTCCGCTTTAAGCGCGGCACCTTGGCCACCAACATCGTTGAGTTTGACGTTGACACTGACATCGTTACGGTCAAGACCTCAACGGTTATCGGCATCAAGACCAACCAGCACCTGCTGACTGTCGGTCAGGAAATCATCTTTGCCGCTAGCGCTGGCACTTTGCCCACCGGCATTACAGCTGGCACAACTTATTTCGTGGCAGAGGAAGGATTCAACAGCGTTGAGTTCAAACTGGCCGCAACTGCAGGCGGCGCCCCAATCAACCTGACAGGCACTGCCACTGGGACGTACAACGTGTCCGGTCCGGCAGCGCTTGCTACTCGCCTGAATTTGTCTGCCAGCTGGGGTGCTGGTATTGAATTGGCGTCTGGTGGTTTGAACGCCAACCAGCAATGGTTCGAGACCAGCCTGTTTGACTCTGACACCTGGGTGGTGATGGTCAAGTCGGTTGATGCGACCAACTGGCGCTCTGACCTTCCTGCCTTTGTGCTGGTCAACATTGGTGCGCCACCGATCAGCAACGCAGTCGCAACGATCAATGCCAGAACCCAAGGCGCCGGCAGCTGGGAAGGCAACTACATCAACTGCGAGGTCGATGGTGACGGTGATCTGGTGCAGACCGATGCCACCCGAGACAGCATCTTCACCTGGAACTTCGACAACAACGAGGCAGAGAGCAACCTGCTGTTGAGCACTACGGCGACGGCAACGTACCAGCACAAACTGGTCGCGCTAACTGGTGAAGACACTGTGCTGGTGCAAGACCCTGATGGCACCAATGATGACGACAAGTTGCTGCAGGAAGATACGCCTGTGGTGATTGACGTTGCCAGCAGCAGCTTCCAACTACAGCGCGGTGGCAGCACCATTGCTCACCTGCTGGAAGAGAACGACACGCTTGAGTTCGTTGAAGTTTCAGGCAGCTTGCCGACCGGGATCTCTACTGGGACGACCTATCACGTCGTTTCAACTGATCTGACCACCACCGTCTTCCGTGTTGCGGCTACCCAGGGCGGCACAGCAATTACCCTCAGCGGTAGTGCCACTGGAACGTATGCAGTCAGGGGCGCAGCGTTTGGCATCTTGGGCGAACAGCGTTTCTACAGCGACACCGAGCTTGCTGAGGGCGGCATTGTTCACCCTTACGCCCCATACGAAAGGTTGCTGGGTGATGTGTACCGCGTGCAAACCACCTTCAAATCCCCTGATGGTGTTGTTGCCGGTGAAATCACTGCCCTGACAGCCCAGCTCGATTACCCCGATGTGATCGAGAAACAGAATGACGTTGCAATTAGCAGCGCTGGCACGGCGGTCAGCCTGAACAAGACATTCCGCAGCGTGGAAAGCGTACAAATCACTGCTCTTCAGACTGGCGGTTCAACTGCGGTGACTGCTGTGGTCACAGCCAAATCCACCACCTCGGTTACGATTAAGTGTCTCGATGCCAGCGGTTCCGGCGTGACCGGCTTAGTTGACATCACAGTGATTGGCTACTGATGGCTGACCGTCGCATATCCCAATTAGCTGCACAGGAGACACTGGTCGAAAACGACCTGCTGCCTTTTGTTGACATCAGCGCCACCGAAACCAAGCGCATCACTGCTGAAAATCTTGGCTTGGCAATGGTCCAATTTGGGACCACGCGAGGGTCAGACGTTCCAACATCACCAGCCAACGGTCAGCTGTGGGTCGATACGTCTAATAATCCGCCTGAGCTGAAGATCTATAACGGCGCCAGTTTCTCACTGGTTAGCTTCCTGCCTAGCTCGGCGGTCATCACCAATCCAAGTGGAACGGAACCCGCTAGCCCTGTTCTGGGTCAGTTGTGGCTTGATACCAGCCAAACACCTGATGAGCTGAAGGTGTACGACGGGGCAAACTTTGTCCGCGTTGATCCGCTTGGTATTACGCAAGCAGCTGGTGACGCTCGCTATTTGCAGATCACGGCAGCGTCTACTACTTACCTGCCGTTGGCTGGTGGCACGCTGACTGGAACCCTGACCTTAGATGCTGCACCGACAGCAGATCTGCAGGCGGCAACCAAGAAATACGTTGACGACGAGATTGCAGGCATCCCATCAGCAACGGACCTGACGCCTGCTGGCACGGTGATTTACACCGCCCGCTCTACTGCACCGACCGGCTACCTCAAGGCAAACGGCGATGCAGTTAGCCGGACAACCTATGCCACGTTGTTCAGTGCCATCGGGACGACTTATGGCGGCGGTGATGGATCCACAACGTTCAATTTGCCTGACCTGCGTGGTGAATTTGTCCGTGGTTTAGACGATGGTCGCGGCGTTGATACCAGCCGCACGCTTGGATCGTCTCAGGGTGATGCAACTGCACTGCCCAACAACGCCTTTACCACCAGCAACCCTGGCAATCACTCGCACTCCTACGACGGTGGTGATCGTCAGAATGTAGGGTCTGGCGGTCAGTCGCAGCCTGTTTCCCAGGGCGGCAACACCACTGGACCGGGTGGCGCTCACATCCACACGATTGGCGGTGGTGACGCTGAGACTCGTCCGCGAAACATTGCACTGCTTGCTTGTATTAAAACCTGACCAGCGCCTAAAATCTCTGTATTGGAGCGACAACGATGGCAAACATCAAAATCACCGACCTGACGGCTTACACGAGCCTGATTGGTACTGATGTCATTCCCATTGTTGATGTAACTAACGACCAGACCAAAAAGGTCAGCGTTGCCGATATCCAGAAGTATTACGACACGGATGGCAGCAATTACGTTGCATTCGTTTCACCGGGCACCGTTACCAGCAATATCACTTGGACCCTGCCTGGCGCTGACGGTACTAGCGGACAGGTTTTATCGACTAACGGTTCTGGAACGCTTAGCTGGTCCACCGTTAGCACCACGCTTTCGGATGGGGATTACGGCGACATCACGGTTAGCGGCAGCGGCACAGCATTTGCAGTGGATGCCGGCGCGATTACTTACGCCAAGATCCAAGACGTAAGCGCGACTGACAAGTTGCTTGGACGCAGCACGGCTGGGTCTGGCGATGTTGAGGAAATCACTTGCACTGCCGCTGGACGAGCGCTGCTTGATGACGCTGACGCTGCTGCTCAACGCACCACACTGGGACTGGCAATCGGTACAGATGTTCAGGCATACGATGCTGACACTGCCAAAACTGACGTTGCTCAATCATTTACGGCTCAGCAACGTGGTGCAATTACGGCACTGACTGACGGCGCCACAATCACGCCTGATTTCAGTGCTGCAAACAATTTCAGCGTCACCTTGGGCGGAAACCGGACTCTCGCCAATCCAACGAACTTAACGGCTGGCGCGAGTGGCTGCATCTGGATCACTCAAGATGGCACGGGCTCTCGTACTCTGAGTTATGGATCTGCGTGGTCATTTTCCGGAGGAACGGCGCCTACACTTTCAACAGCAGCAAATGCCGTTGATTGTTTGGCTTATTCGGTCCGGACAACTGGCGACATTACCGCAACGCTGATCACCAACCTGAGCTGATTTAGGCAGATGATTCCTGGAAGCGCCAATCCCCTGCTGCTGGCTTCTGCTGCTGCTGCTGGAGCCTACAACATTGAACGTTCGGTACGGTTTAACTCGGCAGATAGTGCTTACTTGAGCCGTACTCCAAGTAGTGCAGGTAATCGCAGGACGTGGACTTGGAGTGGTTGGGTTAAGCGGAGCAAGCTAAGCGCCACTATGCGTCTTCTGCGTGCTGTTAGTGGCGGCACTGAGGCTGGGATACAGTTATTAAGTGGCGACACTATTGAGCTTTACCATTATTCAGGCGGATATACATGGCAGTTAGTAACCAGCCAGCTCTTCCGAGATGTTTCAGCTTGGTATCACATAGTTGTTGCTTTTGATACTACACAAGGAACGGCTGCAGACAGGGTTAGTTTATACGTTAACGGCGCAAAAGTTACAGCATTTTCTACCAGTTCTTACCCCTCACAAAACTTCGATGGGTTGATTAACACTACCAATGCACATGCTATCGCTGGTAGTGACTTATTCTTTGACGGCTACCTCGCCAACATACACTTCATCGACGGCCAAGCGTTAGACCCCACCAGCTTTGGTTTTACCGATTCCAACGGAGTCTGGCAACCTAAAGCTTACACTGGTTCATACGGTACTAACGGTTATAACCTTGATTTCGCTGACACCTCATCTGCTACTGCACTTGGTAACGATGTAAGCGGTAATAACAACGACTTCACTCCTAGTGGTCTTGTCGCTGGACCGGCTTACACGGCTAATAGCTTTAGTACGGAGTTTGATGGTACTGGGGATTATTTGAGTATTCCCGACAGCACAGACTTTGATCTGGGTAGTGGTGATTTTACTATTGAAGCTTGGGTTTATCCTGACTCTGGATTCACTCTTGGTTCTATTATTACCAAACGTAATAGCCCTGCAATCTTTGCGCCATTTCTATTAAGAAACTCTAGCACCACTAGTCTTACGCTTTTGATGAGCACTAGTGGAACAAGTTGGGATTTTACTCAAACCGCAGCTTCTGCGCTTACTACGGCTGCATGGCAGCATGTAGCGGTAACAAGAAGCGGTACAGCAATCAAAGCTTTTGTAAACGGTACAGAAGTTATTTCTAGCACGTTGTCTGGTGCATTAACAACCAACACACAGCCAGTAGTCATAGGCAGTGACGTTACGGCTAATCATTGGGATGGCAAGATCTCCAACCTCCGCATCATCAAAGGTCGTGCACTGTATACCGCTGCCTTTACCCCGCCTTCAACTGCTTTAACTGCTGTTACCGATACTGTTCTGCTTACCTGTCAAGACAGCACGTTTATTGACAACAGTCCTAGTGCTCACACCATTACGGCTGTTAATGACGCAGCTACAACCACCGTTAGTCCGTTTGAGCCAGTTGACGGCAGTGATGCGATGTTGGATTCACCGACTAACTACGGTTCTGGTGATTTGGTACGGGGGAATTATGCGACATGGAACCCGTTAAATTCTGCAATGACTTTAACAAACGGGAACCTTGAGGCTAACACAACTACTCAAACTAAATGTTTGGCTACCTTTGGCATGGAAACTGGTAAGTGGTACTGCGAAGTCACTCAAAACGCCACTGGCAATAACTCAGGTTTGATTGGTTTGACTAAACAAAATGTCAGTCTTACTACTTACACCGGAGCAGATTCAACCAGTTACGGTTATTTCGCTGCTAATGGTAATAAATATAATAATGGTAGTGCTTCTAGTTACGGTGCATCTTATACAACTAACGATGTAATTGGCATTGCGTTTGATGCTGACAATGGAACCCTTGTGTTTTATAAAAACGGTGTTTCACAAGGTACAGCGTTTACTGGGTTGACTTCTGGTCCTTATTTCTTTTCTGTTTCAAACTCAACTACTACAGGCAATCAAAGCGCCACTAGCGCTAACTTCGGTCAACAACCCTTCAAATACCCAGCTCCGGCTGGCTACAAGTCGTTGTGCAGCACTAACTTGCCAACACCGGCTATTGCTGATGGAAGCACGGCGATGGATGTGGTGCTTTACACTGGTAATAACAGCACTCAATCGATTAGCGGGTTGAAATTTAGTCCGGACTTGGCGTGGTTCAAAGGTAGATCGGGTACATACTGGCATGCGGTTGTTGATTCCGTTCGCGGCAGAAGTTCCGGATTGTCTACCAATAGCACTAATGCCGAGTACACATCATCAGCAGCCAATGATTTGGTTTCTTTCGATTCAACTGGTTTTACCCTTGGTCCTGTATCCAACTGGAGTTCTATCAACAGGAACGGGGAATCACTTGTCGCCTGGACGTGGGACGCCGGTTCTTCAACCGTGTCGAACACAGATGGCACCATAACTTCTCAGGTAAGGGCGAATCCCACTGCGGGGTGCTCGGTTGTTAGTTATACGGGAACAGGGGCCAACGCCACAGTTGGGCATGGTTTAAACGCTGTGCCAGAAATGATTATAGTTAAAAACCGTGACGCGGCACTTAACTGGAATGCATATCATGTTGGAGTCGATTCCTCAAGTCCTGAGGACTACTTTCTGAGGTTAAATTTTACTGACGCGATAATTGCTTCAGTTAAGCGGTGGAACAACACCGCCCCCACAAGTAGTGTCTTCTCAGTAGGAACTTCTGGTAATGTAAATGGTAATACCCAAGATTTGATTGCCTACTGCTTCGCCCCAGTCGAAGGCTTCAGCTCCTTTGGTTCGTTTACTGGGTCAACTTCAAATACATTTGTTTACACCGGAATGCGTCCACGGTGGCTGATGATTAAGCGGACTGATACTACTGGTAATTGGCAAATCCTTGACACCGAACGGGAAGGTTACAACGTAGATAATGACCCTTTGTGGGCAAACCTTGCTGATCAAGAGGGTACTACCGACATTGCAGATATTCTCAGCAACGGTTTCAAAATGCGTGATGGCGCTACTGGCGATTACATCTACGCAGCCTTCGCTGAACATCCTTTCAACACGAGCCGTGCTCGGTAGACTTTCCTTATCACCGCGGAACCATGCCCTACTACCTCGACGGCAGCGCAATCTCAGATAACCGCGCATTTGTCCACGGCGGGATTCAGTATCCCGCTAACTGGATTCGCCTTTCAACCCAGGAGGATCGCGACGCGATTGGCATGACTTTTGTGCCAGAAGCCCGCAACTGGGATCAGCGTTTTTACTGGGGCTACGACGGCAATGGCGATCTAATCCCCAAAGATCACGCTGATCTCGTTTCCCTTTGGACGGGTAAAACTCGGGACACTGCGGGCGGCTTGCTGCAAGGCAGCGACTGGATGGTAATTCGCCAGGCAGATAATGGCACAGCAATTGATGACGCCTGGAAAACCTGGCGCGAATCAATCCGCACGGCATCAAGCGCAAAGATCACCGCTATCGCCGCAACATCTACAACGGACGAGCTGCGGGCATACATTCTTGGTGCCGATTACCCTGTATGGCCACAAGATCCCAGTCAACCAGTTGTAACTGAATCCGACGCTGATACCGTTGAGGTAGGCGACGCAACTGCTGCCAGCGCTGGACCTGTGCCCATCGACACGCCGTAACCATGGCTATCCAACCCGGCAAATACGACATCACGCTGCAGCGCCGAGCTGATTACAGCGTGACTTTGCGGTTCATTGACAGCAACAGCGTCTCAATCGATTTGACAGGTTGGACAGTTGCAGCGCAGGTGTGGAATAAACCCCGGACCACAAAATACGCTGATTTTGCTGTGACCTACACAGACCGCGCAAATGGCACCGTTGCAGTCGCGCTGACAGACACCGAAACAGCTACGTTCCCAGACGACGCGTATTATGACGTCCTGCTCACGAACACTGACGGACTGAAAGAGTATTACCTTGAGGGCACCATAACTGTTTCTGAGGGGTACACCGCATGACTGCCGTTCAGGTCAGCTCAGTTAAAAACACGGTTGTTGTTACTGGTGATGCCGACACCAGAGTTGTCACGGTCGCGACCGCAGGGCCTCAAGGTGCAGCAGCAACTGTTGCAGCGCTAGAAGCTCGCGTTGCAGCACTAGAAGCTGTTGACTATCTGGTGCTGCAGGACGGCAACTAATGGCGGTTAAGTCGAAGACTGCACTGGGGCGGGTTGAGCACAAAGCCGGTCATCCCAAGACCACAAAACAAGGTTTCGGACAGCACTCACGGCCTCGCCGTCGTGGTAAAAAGCCCTTGCGGGGTCAGGGTCGTTAGCGTTAGGGCAGCGTTAGTGCCCCCGTGGATCGCCTAAATGTTGAGCTAATCGGCGGCATCTTGGCTATCGCCGTGCAGGCTGGTATTGCGGTCTGGTGGGCTAGCGGCGTCAGCTCCAAGATGTTTCACATCGAGCATGAGCTGATGAAGCTGAATATGAACGTGGAGCAGAACACCGAGTTTCGTATTCTCTGGCCGCGTGGCGAAATGGGTGCGTTGCCGGACGATGTTAAACAGGATTCCGCAATTCAGGTATTGCAGGCAGAGGTTGAGCGGCTTAGACAGCGGACAGTATGCGCCCGATAAATGGACCCCGACAAGCTAGAAAACTGGCGAAAGATTAAGGAAGTATTAGAACAAGCTGGGAAAACCGACTGCGATTACTACCGCCGAGCCGTTGTAATCCTGCAGGGCCGCAGGGACCCATGGCGCCCACCTTCGATAGACTGAATCCAACAGACCGCAGCCGTGGATCCGTTTATCACGCCATTGATCACGGCCGCAATAGTTGCTGGCGTTGGTGCGCTTTGGCGCATTGATAAACGTGCCAGCGTGATGGACACGCGGGTGGCGCTAATCCTTGAGCAAATCACGGCATTGCGAAGTGATCACAAAGAACGTCTCGACGATCACGAACGCCGGTTGCGTCGCCTTGAACAACAGGGCTAACTTTCAAGCAGTCAACGCCTCCAAATGGACCCCACTACCCTTGCCGCAATCGCAATTCTCGCCGCGGCCGGATCTGAAATCATCACCCTGCTGCCGATCCGCGAAAACAGCTGGGTCCAGCTGCTGGTCAAGGTGCTCAACGTTATTGGCAAAAAAAAGTAGGCGGCACAACTTGGCTTCTGCGCTTTGGCGATAAGGATTGGCGGCACCACGTCCACAAAGCAGCGCAGGATTGGAAATTCAGGGCCACTCTCAAACCGCGGCTAGATCGCGAGATTGAGGATTGGCATAAAACCCAACCTGCTGCGGGGCCGCCACCAATCATCAGCAGCGATGAGCTGCGCATATCTGCACCCTGGGCCACCGATGAGCAACCCGGCACCGATCAGTCTTGAGCAGCTGTTTCGCTACTACAAGGCGCTGCCCCACCAGGCCGCGGCAATTAAAGAACTAGAGGCCGACCTAGAGGCCAACGGCTACGAAACGGCAATGCGCCGTGATCGCGGCTGGTTCCAGACTTGGAGCCAAGACGGCAAGCAAGCCAATTTGGCTGCAGCCATCGCGCTGATTAAAGAGTTCGAGGGCGTGCACCTGAGCGCGTACCCGGACCCGCTAAGCGGCGATGAGCCTTGGACCATTGGTTACGGAACCACGCGCTACAGCGGCGGCGTGCCGGTCAAGCGTGGCGATCGGATCACGATCATCGAAGCCGACATGTTGTTGCGGCTTGAGGTGGACCGCATCGCTGAGAAGCTGCGGGCCAGCGTGCCGTTCTGGAAAGAGATGGACGACAACCAGAAGTCGGCTCTGGTGTCGTTCGCCTACAACCTCGGTTCTGGTTTCTACGGCTCTGGCGGATTCGAAACGATCAGCCGCTGCTTGAAAGAAAAAGATTGGGCCGGAGTGCCTGCAGCTCTGGAGCTGTACCGCAACCCTGGCACCAACGTCGAGGCTGGCCTGCTGCGGCGGCGCAAGGCTGAAGGCAAATGCTGGGGCAAACATCGGCCGCAGTATCAGCAGCAGACCGCGAAGCTGAGCATTGATGCGCCATTTACGGCCAGGATGACGCCGCACATCACCTTGGGCGAATTTGCGCTCGGTCAAGAGGCGCGGCGGTTTGTTCGTGCCGATCAGCTAGAGATCGCCGCTGAACTGGCGGCATTCCTGGAGCGGGTGCGCGTGGCGTTTGGCGGCAAACCCGTCATCATCACCTCCGGCTATCGACCGCCTTTGATTAATGCCGCGGCAAATGGGGCTAGCAACAGTGAACACCTCTACAAACCCGGTTGTGGTGCGGTTGATTTCTACATCGATGGCGCCGACATCTACAAAGTCGAGGATTGGTGCGACAAAAACTGGCCCTACTCAATCGGATACGGAGCCGGTAAGGGCTTTGTCCATGTAGGCATCCGCAGCAGCAGGGCTAGGGTTCGCTGGGATTACTAATCGCCAGTGCTGCTACCAGACCATGAAATTCGCCGGCTATGCCAGCGCAATTCCCTGCTGTCGCCGTTTAATGAGGAACAGCTAAACCCAGCCAGCTATGACGTGACGCTGGGCACCCAAATCATGGTCGAGGTGGCGCAAACTTCGGAGCTGCAGAAAATCCAGCTACACGGCCACACGCCCGACGATCCGTTTTGGATTCAGCCGGGCGAGTTTTTCCTGGCCGAGACGATGGAGATTTTCAATCTCCCCGATCACGTCGGCGCTCAGTTCGTGCTTAAGTCCAGCCGCGCTCGCGAGGGCTGGGACCATGCCGAGGCTGGCTGGGCGGATCCGGGCTGGTTTGGCAGCAGGTTGACCATGGAGCTGCGGAATCAGCGCCGCCTCCATCCACTTCCGATCTGGCCTGGCCTGCGCATCGGCCAGATGAAGTTTCTACTGGTCAGTGGCCGCGTTGAGAAGAGCTACGCGCAGACTGGCCGCTATAACGCCGACCTAGGCGTTACCGCTAGCAAGGGCTAACGTCCGACTGGCGGAGGAGACATGCCCCGGCCTAGCCAACCGGGGCTTTTTCACGGCAGCATGATCGCCGGGTTTTTTAGCGGTGCCATGCGCTGCCGCAGCACCTTGCCAGGCGCCTCTGCTGGATCATCCAGCTGCAGCATGGTGAAGCTATCGACGCCGTGCTTTTCAGCCCACCAGCTGGCGGCCTTGTGGGTGTCGAAGGGGCCGACGTGCCAGGGGCCGACCTTGAGGATGTATTGCATGGCGGGAGCGTAGGGGCAGCGGGCCGTTCCGTCTAGGTCAGGCGAGGTCGGCCCAAGTTGCGAAAGCTTCGGCGGCGGCGGTTTCGAGGGAGCAGCCGGTGCCGCGGCGGATCACCTCGGTGGACAAGGTGACGGAAGCGATCAGCTGGTCGGAGGGGCTGGTGATGCCGGCTGCGGTGATGGCGGCGAGGGCGGCGGTGGAGTAGGTCATGAGTCCGGTTCGGTTGATGCAATAACTATACACCACAAACGGGGCACTGTGGCAACAGGGCATGAAGCGATCCCAAAGAAACCCAGAAAACCAAGCCGCAACGGTGGCACCCGCTACCGTTAGCCAAGCGGCGGCTAGCCCATGCGGGCGTTTTACCTAGAAATCTCCGCCAAGCTGGTCTATCGCTCTGACAGCGATCCAGACGACTTGCCGGCTGACATTTACAGCCAGATCAGCGAGTTCATCCCGAGCGATGAGGACATCATCGATATCGAGGTGCAAGCTCTGCCCCTTCCTGCGGATCTATGTGGAACAGCATCACATTGATGAAACGCGCCTAGTCACGCGGCGCTCTGCCCGCGATCAGATCCACTTGGCGTGGAGTTACCGCTGCGCATACTGCGACGATCCGCTAGGCCGCTCGCCAACGCTCGATCACATTGTTCCAAAGGTGCACGGCGGCCTCACTGTCCGGGAAAACCTCGTGAGCTGCTGCCTGGCCTGCAACTCATCCAAAGGCCACAAAGACTGGACCACTTGGTTCCGCGCGCAGGAATTTTGGTCAGCACTCCGCGAGTGGGCCATTGCGCGCTGGCTGAACGGCGAGCACTAAACTGCAAGCTCGAAATTCTATTGAGGAATCTCGAAGCGTCCGCCGACGGCAGGCGACGGTGAGGGGAGGACTGCTCCGGCAAGCTCCCCACCTGCCACTATTTGGCCAGCAGTTCATCCAAGTACATCTCGGCTTGCCAGAGGTCCGACGAATACCTGCAGTAGCCATGCGCGCAACTGCGGTAGTAGATCTCCATGCCTTCCCGAAACAGGGTTTCGATGTAGCCGCCGTCCCGGTCGGTGCGGCTAACAACCTCTAAACGGTTCATAAAATTCGCACCTGGCCGCATAGCGTCCACCGCTTCGTTTTGATTCTGGCAAGGCCAGCTCGCAGCAATGCCGCTGGGTATCCCATTGCAGGCAGTCCCAGCACATCCGTTTGTCACCCGGTGGTCTGATCTGACTGACGGCCGCCTGGTAGATCACCTGGGCCTTTAGCAGCGCCTCCTGCAGCGTGATAGCGCCAGTGTCAGCTTCAATCTGATGCTCAGGTTTAGGCCCCAAAATCACGCGCGCGTGCCACGTTCGATCGGCGCGGTCGCAAACCAGCAGCAGGCGACCAGCGTGGAGCCGGATCATTCGGTTTCGCCCGCTGATGGCTGGTGGTAGATCCGCTCAAGCTGCATCGATGGCGGTTCAGGCTCGGCCAGCATCGGGTCGTCGCTGTTGGCCGCCACAAATACGCTTGGCCATCCCAGCTCTTTGACCACCACCAAGCTGGTCCTAGGACTCTTGACCAGAATCCGCAGCGCCAGGCGCTCTAGCAGGTTCAGCCCAGGCAGATACATCATGCGCCCAGTTTGGCGATGAGCCGATCCAAATACCAGCGGCATTTCTGGGCGTTTTCTAAAGGGTCACCCTTCAACCAAAGCCTCAGCAAATACTTGATCGCATTTCCATGGCAGTAGGCGGTAGGCATGTCTGGCGCGTCCTGAATGGCGCTTTCGATGATCTCAATCACTTCCACCGGGCCGCGGTTGTAATGCGGCGGATGGTTCACGTTGTCAGGCATCAAGCCATCCCCATGCGATACGTCGGCAGATTCGCCAGGCGTGTTTTTCATCGACATCAAATTCAAAGGCCAACTGCCGATAACTCCAACCCTCGTCGCGGAGCCGGCGCATTTTGCGGACCAGCTCCGGCGTGAGCAATGCGTTCAGGTTGTGCTCGCCGCGTTTGAATTTGCGGCCTTCAGGTATTACGCCCATTTGCCCAGCAATTCAGCGCGGCAAACCTGGATGGCCTGCTGGGCCTGCTTATGGGTGAACACCGATTGACACTCATCCATGGCCATGCAGACCTTGGCGTGGAGTTCGGCGTAGTCCGTGTCGCGGAAGTTGGCGGCAATGTCGGCGCAGAACTCATCCCACAGGCCCGTGTAGGTCTTACGGCGTGCATCGCCTACGGGCAACTCATCGCGGCCGCTGCGCCGGTAGAGCGATTCCAGAAAATCGGCGCGTTGTTGGTCTAGCTGTTGCTCGGTCATGGCTCGATCAGATTTTTGAGACGGTGGAGTTCGGCGCAGAGCTGCTCGCGGTTGCGAATGCCATGCGTGCCGCGTAGCTGTTCCACGCGGACGTCAATCAGCAGGCGCAGGCGGTCGCGTTCGCATTGCTGGCCGGCCCTGAACGTGTTGCTGCGATCCAGAAGCTCATAAAGCCTGGCACGGACGGGATCGGTCATGCCACCTCTACCTCGCAAGATGGCCAGCGGTTCTGGGCGTATTTGATCGCCGCGCTTTTGTTTTCTGCGCGGGTGATCCATGTGAGCGGCTTGGCGCCTTTCGGGTAGACGATCAGCCGATACTCCTTGGTACGGCTGCCGCTCTTTGGCCGGCTGACGCCCTCGCCATAGCAACCTTGGGGCTGGTCAGCCCATTGCAGCAGTGCGCCCTTGATCTCAGCCATTGGTGATTAGGTGGTTGTCTTTGTCGGGGTTAAGCCAGCGGATTTCGTCCCAATACTGAATCCAGCCATCGAACGCCTCAGCTTTGGCTTGCTGGAAATTCTCAGCCCGGATGCATTCCCGCACCGCTGCGCTTTCGATATAGAAGTAATAGGACTTCTCAGTCATATCGGGGATAGCGGTTGGCCATACTTGAGCGATCACCAGCAAAGTCTTGAACGTGCAGCCAAGCAGAAGCAGTGCGCGCTTGGGCTGCGTCTTCAGGGGTCTGGAAGTAGCCCAAAAATTGATAGTTGCCATGCATAAGCAAGTGAGCCTTGAATCGTTTTTTAATTGGATCCCAAATAATGTCGGGCTTATCAGTCATGGCGCACATACTCCTGAGTGCCGGAATGGGTGGAGCCATGGTGGGCAGTGGCGTCAAGGCCGATCATCGCGAAGGCGCCTGCAGCGATGACGAAGCAGAGCAGGTTGCCGAGTTTGTTGCTCATGTGGTGAGCGCCTTACGGACGCGGTAGGTGGAGAGGTTCAAGCGTTCAGCAATCCGCTGTTGGCTCATGCCAGTGGTGCGGAGGATGCGAACGCGGCGATCGGTGGAAGCGGTAAGCCAATCGATCACTGCTATTAGGAACAGCAGAGGAAGAAACAGCTTCCAGATCGCCAAGAAAAAAGTGGTGATCATGGTTTCATGGGCGGCCGGTTGGCCGTGCCGTAATTGTGCCCCGCCTACAGAGCACAGGCTAGGGCGTTGTGACAGTTGTTCACACAGCCCCGTCGCCTACAGCCAAGCTCACCGGAACCCGCAGCATCGGCTTGCTTTGCCCAGTAGGTCCAATCCGGCCCCAGCCCACTACAGCGGGGCTGACGTTCAGCTCGACAGTGAACCAAGAATGCCCGCAGGCCAAGCATTTCCGCTTGCGCGTGATGTGCCCCTGGTCATGCCCATTGGTCGCTGCGGCTCGAATGTTGCTGCTGCTGCACTTCGGACAGTTCACGGGTTAGCTATCGTTGGATGTACCCCATCCCTAGCATACGGTGAACTTCGGCGACTGGATGGCGGTGGACCTATCCACCGAGCAAAAATTCGAGATCGAAAAACAAGCCCGCAGCCTGCTCGAAAGCGAAGACGCGGGCGTATTTGCCGCAGCTCTGCTGAAACAGTGCTGCTATCAGCAGCAGCTGCTCCAACAGGCCGTCAACGAAATTGCCCGCCTGGAGTGCGAGCTGATGTGATCAGAACATGTCGCCTTCAACCTCGACCACCTGGCCGTCAAAGGCTGCGGCGAGCTTCTGAGCGCCATCGCCAGGATCCACCCAGTCGCGCGGAGGCTGGCCCACTGCGCTGATGTAGTTCAGCCCCGACTTGGCCTGTTTCTTCCAGCCGCTGATCGGCACCTGAACCGACCCGTACTGATCCGGGGTCTGGCTCATCACAAAGCGGCAGAGCGCGTCCAGCTCTTCCACCTTGATATTCATCATTCCCGAAAAGTCAATTTTGCTGTCGGGCTTGGTGCTCTTAAAGATGCTCAGGTTCAGCTTGAAGCTCATGGTTTTTTGTGGGTGATGGTGTTGGCCTGTTCAAATTGCTCCACCTCGGCCAATGGGTAGAGCACAACGCCGGGCGTCTTGAAATACGCCGGCCCCTTCTCAGCCTTGCGCCATCGCATCAGCGTGTCAGGGTGTAACCCCCAACGCTTGGCCAGCTGAGTTGCTGTCAAATACTCAGAAGAGTTCGCCATCCTCGACAGGCTCCGGCTTGGGTTGTTCCGCCACCTTGGCGTTTAGATCAGACACTGGCGAGGTGACCGTGACCTCTTCAATGTCGATCGCCTCCTCTTGCGTGTGGGTAATGCCCACCAGCAGCTCGGGCACATACAACCGGCCCCACATTGCTGCCGACCGATAGCGAATCATTAGCTCGGGCATGGTGCGCCATTTGCTGCCGCTTTTGGTCGCCCAGCCCTCAGCCTTGGCCATCGCCATGCTGACGGTGGGGCCAGTCAGATCCTTGCCGGTGGCTTTTTCCTTTGCCACGGCGTAGCAGGCCAGATCATCGCCTTTGCCCGACATTTCGTACCGCAGCGGCTCAAAGCGGCCGCAGCCGTTAATCAGCGCAATGATGAACTGGCTTGACCAGCTAGGCCGCCCGTGAATGATGTGCAGGTTTTGCATAACCTGCAGCGGGCTGAGGCCCATCCGGCCTGCAATCTCCAAGGCCACCAACGTATTGGCCAGGCCCTGTTGCCCTTGGAACTGCTGCGGCACCAAGCTGCTGCTGGCCAGCGCCTTGGCAATACGCTGCGCATCCTCGAACGCTTGAATCCCGCCGAACACGTTGCCGGTGGTTGTTAGTGCGTTGTTCTGGTCCATCAGAATCCCTCGATCTCATCGGTGGTAATCGGCGCGCTTGTGCCCTTCTTTGCCCAGTCAGGCAAGGTGAGCGTTTCGATGGCGTCGCTGTAGCTAGGCCATTGGTCGGTCTCGCGGCAGTCGGCCAGCTTCTGCAGATCGCGCTGGCATAGTCGCCAACCGTGTTCTATCAGCTCTTCATCTGCGGCATAGACGCCGACGCCATACGGCGCCTCAGTTTCAACCGCGATAAAGATGAACGCCTCTGGCCGGATGTTCGTGGCCTGCTCAATCCCGTGGCTGTACCAGGCAGCCTGCACGCCGTAGCGATAGGCCATCACGCTTTGCCGA